AGAACAACACCCGGATATTGGAGTTGTAACTTACCACGATACGCAAAAGCACTTAAACTAGGAAACAATATTAATACATTTTGGTAATGGATACATTTGACTACAGACAATATTTAACGGAGAATATTTTAAAAGAAAATGACATGGATAACTTGGGTAAAGAGTTAGCCAAAGCCATTAAAGATAAATTAGAAGATACAGAAGATTTAAATGAAGCAGTAGATCCTATCTCAATATTATCCTACCTTTTAGCTGGTACTACATTAACCAACATCATAGCTAAATACGCTGGTAAGTTTTTTAAAAAATATAACTTTGGAAAAGGTGAAGCAGCAGCTAAAAAAATATATGATTTTACTCATAAGTTAGAAAGTGATTTTAAATCACCAATTAAATTTATAGTTGGTGCTTTTGTTAAAGATGAAAAAACTAAAAGTATAGTAACCGACTCTTTGTTTGCTTTATTGTTATTAGTATTAGGTGGATCAGCAGGTGTAGATGCTTATAACTCAGCAGCCTCTAATAATTCAACAGCAGCAGGTATGAGTGCATTAAAAGCAGCTTTAAAAAGTAAGGATTTAAAAACAGTGGTAGCAGACATAGTTGGTAGTGTATTATCATAAGTAATTATAATATTTATAATAAAATAACAGATGGCTAAAAATATAAGTGAATCAGGTATAGTGGATGGGCAGATAGTATTCGCTAACCAGATCCTTCAAATAACAGATGCCCTTCGAGGTGATGACGCCTATAATATTAATCTAACAGGTAGTATAGGTATAAATGGTATCACTTACCCCACAACTGATGGGGCAACTAGTGGTTCTGTGTTAATAACAGATGGAGCAGGAGTAACTGGGTTTGGTAAAGTTCAATCCGTAATATCATCTTCATATGCTGTATCAGCTTCTCATGCTCAAACAGCCGAAACGTTTACAGGTAACATAGCAACAGCATCATACGCTATATCCGCTTCTCATGCTAATATAGCAGATTTAGCTAGAACATCTTTAGATTTTGTAGATGCCACATATACAGCATCGTTTAGTGTATCATCATTTAACTATACATTTAATCATAACCTCGGCTTTAAGTATGTATTAGTTCAAGCTTATAATACTGCTGACGAACAAATAATACCAGAAGTTATTAGAGCGATTGACAAAAACAATACCTTTGTAAAGTTTTCAAATAAACAAAACGGCGTAATAGTAATACAAAAATAATGCCCTATATAGATAACTCTAATATTCGTACTTTCTCCAAAGACGTAAATCCTAAGGATTTAATATGGCATATGGATGACGAAGATAGGAATATTAAAGTATTAGAAGGTAAAGGTTGGAAGTTTCAAAGAGACAACGAACTACCCTTGGCATTGACAGAAGGGATTAGTATATTTATACCACGACATCAAGTACATAGAGTAATAAAAGGTAAAACCGATTTAAAAATAAAAATAAACTAACATGAAAGAACTAATAACATTTAGAAAATATCTAACGGAAGGCCGTTTATTTGAAGATGACGATGCAACATATGCTCTTCATATTACTACAGTTGAGTATGATAACGGAAAATTAGGTTACACATATGAAGTAGTAGATCTTGAGGATGAAGAAGAAGTTGGTAGTGAATTTGGTTTTAAACCTTTATACTTTGTAGGAAGTGGAGATGAAGGAGATCAGCAAGTCTTTAAAGGTAAAGATTTTAATTCTATAAAGACTTATGGAGGGTATCAAGATGAAGCAGTAAATAAAGAAATGGCTTTGTACATTTTTAATGGTCTACTTAAGGGTGATGATTTTTATGGTGATAAAATTTCATTTGATCCAAGAGAATTAGCCCCCATGTAAATAAAAAACATACAGACTGATTCATAGCCAGTCGCGATTATAAAAAACAGATATCTGTGGCATCTCATTTGGAGATGCCATTTTTCTTTCGTATATTAATGTATTAATAATAATAAAAATGAGCAAGAACATAGTAATCATTGGTGCAGGTGTAGCAGGTGTAAATGCTGCTACTAAGTTAGTTGATAACAACTTTAGTGGTAAAATAACTATTGTTGATATGGGTAAAAACCCATATAATAGACCATATGAAGACGTTATGACTGGTTTCTTAGGAGCTGGTGGTTGGTCTGATGGTAAGTTAACTTATCACACATCTATAGGTGGTCAGTTATCTAAATATTGTGGTGAGGATAAGGCGATGGGGTTGATGGATCAAGTTATTGAAAACTTTAAACGTTTCCACCCTAAACCTGATGAAGTACAATGTTCTAACCCAATAGCAGAACCTGATTTTATTAAGCCACACTTTGGTTTACGTTTGTTTCCTGTATGGCATGTTGGTACTGATTACTTACATGAAATAGGTAAAAACTGGTTTGATTTTTTAGAATCTAAAGGTGTTGAGTTTATATGGGATACAAAAGTATCAGATATTGATTTTGATAACGAGTTAGTTATTATGGGTAGTAGTAGTTTAAAATATGATAAGTTAATATTTGGTGTAGGTAAATCAGGTATTGATTTTGGTAAAAAACTTGCTGAAAAATACGATCTACCAACTGAACCTAAATCAGTACAAATAGGTGTTAGATTTGAAGCACCACAAAAACACTTTCAAAAACTGATAGATGTATCATATGATTTTAAGTTATATAGAAAGTTTGAGGATAAAGGTGTATCACTTCGCTCATTTTGTACTAACAATAATGCGGCTTATGTGGCCGTAGAACAAACATATGGTAACCATACCTACAATGGTCATGCTAGAAAGGATGAAGCGTTTAGAAACGATATGACTAACTTTGGTATTTTAATGGAAATACAAGGTATAGAAAAACCATTTGATTGGTCAAGAAACGTAGTTAAATCACTACAATCATCTGATAACACAGGTTTATATTATTCACCAACTAGAGAACCATCCCAAACATCAGAGGGTATTGAAGTTTCCGCTACACAAATCGATGTAGCAGGTTATAGGGATGTTGTAAAGGTATTCGATGGGTATTTTACATATATTGAAGATTTTATTGAGGGTATGAAAAAAGTATTCCCAACACTTAAAAATGATTGGGGTATGTATATTCCAGAGGTAAAATACCTATCACCAGAACCATTAGTAGAATATAACGATTTATCGTTAACTAAATATAATAACGTACACTTTGTAGGAGATGCTTTATCTGCTAGAGGTATAACAGTATCAGGTGCGCAAGGCATTTATGTAGTAGAATCACTTTTAAAAAAATAAGTTATGACAATTGAACAAAGACAAAAACATTACGAAAACGAGTTATTACAATATTTCGAAAGAAATGATGATATGCCGTTAATAAACTCTATGCGTAAGTTTAAAAAACATTTAACCGAATTTGAAGATAACTATGAGGTTGAAGTTGATGAAACTGAATACCCAAAAACACGTAAACTAGTTAATGAAGTAGATGGTACAATAGCTATATGTTGGGGTAATAAACCACATAACTGGGATGGACCAGCATTGTTCCCTAAAGGAGATAAAAAACAAGGCGAATATTACCTATATGGCATTCGTTATGAAGCAGAAGAGTGGAAAGAGATGAAAAAACAATGGGAAGGATTGCCTTGGTATAAAACACCAGCGATTCTTATGGACGCAGGATCAGCAAGAAATTAAAACATATGGGGATGGGGTTGGTTTATCCAACCCCTTTTCGTATATTATAACATATTAAAACAATAACTATGAAGATAGGATTAACAGGAACTATGAGTGTTGGTAAAACAACATTAGTAAATGCTCTTAAGGAAAATAAAACGTTTAAAGATTATAACTTTGCTACTGAACGTAGTAAATATTTAAGTGATTTAGGTATACCATTAAACACTGATTCAACGTTAAAGGGTCAAACTATATTTTTAGCTGAACGTTGTGCTGAGTTGTTACAAGATAATATTATAACCGATAGAACTATTATTGATGTATTAGCGTTTACTCAGATAGCTAAATCAATCGATTATGTAGAATATGATAAGTTTGAAAGTCTAGCACTTGAGTTTGTATCTAGCTATGACCATATATTTTATATTTCACCACAAGGTTTAGATATAGAAGATAATGGGATACGTGAAACTAATGAAGTTTTTAGGGATGTTATTGATTTTAGTATTATAACTTTATTAAAACGTTGGGGTCATAAATTAAATAATGTTACGGAAATTAGGGGTACAACAGAGGAACGTATTAAACAAATCGAAGAAGCCATAGCTTAGTAATATTTATAACTAAACCCATAATAAATGAAGCGTTCAGATCTTAAACAATACGTAAAAGAGCAAATAGTATCAACACTAGATGAAGCAACTTTACAAGCAGACAAAAGTGACCCATCGGCAATAGCAGCAGCTAAAAAAGCAGCAGGACCAGACGATGTAGTTAATATAGCAGAGGTAGAGGGTGATGATTCAGACAATGCCAAACTAAAACAAATATCAGCTGAATTAAAGAAAGCATCTGAACTTCATAAGGGTCAAGCCGAGAAAATCGATAAGATGTTAGAAAAAACTATAAAAAGTTTATCTGAAGCTGAGGATAGTGATGAAGAAGGTGATAAAGAAGCATCAAAAGGTGCTCGTAAAAACGCTTCAAAAACTAAACGTTTAGACGCTAAGGTCAAAGCTAAAAAAGAAATCGAAGCCGATATGAAAACCATCCTTAACAAATATAAAAAAGCTGAGGGAGAAGATAAAAATAAGTTTAAAGAACAACTTAAAGTTAAAACTGCTTTAAAGAAAGAAACTGAAGCCGAAATCAAAACTTTAGAAAGTGATATTATTTAACAAATATACACTATTAGTATTGTTGATCATATCCGTATGTTTCAACTATTACGAATTTTTTATACAAGATGAGGCTTATACACAACAGTATGAGTCTCATATTGATTCATTAGAGTTAAAAGTAAACAACTTAAATATAAAAAATATAGATTTAGGTATAGAAATTTTAGCGTTAAAAAGAAAAACAGATTCACTAAATATTCAAGTGATAGATTTAGAGGATAAACGTAAATCAATAATAAGGTCATATGAAGTATATCTACAAACCATTACTAATCTTAATGATTCTGAGCTCGAGCTTTGGATACTCTCAAGATACCAAAATAAAATTATCAAATAATATAGCTAGATTAATCGTTAAAGACTTAATACTAGGTGATAAATCTCAAAAAGAGTTATTCTTAACTAAACAACAAATTAATATTTTAAATAGTAAGGTATCCTTAAAAGATAGTATTATATCTAAACAAATAGATATGATTCAAAACTACTCAGATATGATATCAACTAGAGATGAACAACTATTTACATCTTCTAAATTATCTAAAAAGTTAAATCTTGACCTTAAAAAACAAAAAGCTAAAACTAAACTATTTCAACTAGGTGGAACTACAGTTTTAGTAGGTGCCTTAGTTTTAATTGTATTATAATAATATGAGTCAACTAAGTATAAACGAAATAATAAAAGTAGAGTATATTAAGTGTGCTAACGACCCAGTACATTTTTTTAAGAAATACTGCTACATATCTCACCCACAACGAGGTAAGATATTATTTAATCTTTATCCGTTTCAAGAAAAAGCATTAAAGTTAATAGATAACAACCCATATTCTATTATACTAAAATCAAGACAGTTAGGTATATCAACTCTATCTGCAGGTTATGCTTTATGGTTAATGACATTTCACGAAAATAAAACCGTGATGGCTTTAGCTACCACACAAGCAACAGCTAGAAACTTAGTACAGAAAGTACAGTTTATGTATGAAAATCTACCTAGTTGGTTAAAAGTACCAACAGTAGAGAATAATAAACTATCACTTAAGTTATCAAACTCATCAAGGATATTAGCTAAATCTTCATCACCCGATGCCGCTAGATCAGAAGCCGTTTCTTTACTGATTATTGATGAAGCTGCTTTTGTTGAAAACGTAGCTGAAACATGGGCTTCTGCACAACAGACATTAGCCACAGGAGGTGGTGCTATTGTATTATCTACACCAAATGGTACTGGTAACTGGTTTCACCAAATGTGGGTTAAAGCTGAATCAGCCCAAAACGATTTTTTACCTATTAAACTACCTTGGAATCTCCATCCTGAACGTACTCAAGAATGGAGGGACAAACAAGATATACTATTAGGTGACCCTAGATTAGCAGCACAAGAATGTGATTGTGATTTCTCATCATCTGGTAATACAGTTTTTTATGGTGAGTATATAGATTACATATACAAAACAACGGTTAAAGATCCAGTTGAAAAACGAGGTACGGATGAAAACTTATGGATTTGGGAATATGCAGATTATACTAAAGATTATATCATAACAGCCGATGTAGCTCGAGGAGATGGGAGAGATTTTTCTACTGCTCACGTTATGGAGGTTGAAACTAACACTCAAGTAGCAGAATATAGAGGTCAGTTATCAACTAAGGATTTTGGTAACTTTTTAGTTGGGTTAGCTACCGAATATAACAACTCTTTATTAGTGATAGAGAACGCATCTATTGGTTGGGCTACTATACAACAAGTAATAGAACGAAACTATGCAAACCTTTACTACACACAGCGTGGAGAAGCCAGTGTAGATTCGTATTTTAACTCATATGTTGATAATAGCAGGATGACAGCTGGTTTTACAATGTCAACCAAAACAAGACCAATCGTAGTTCAAAAGTTTATTGAATATGTAACCGATAGAAGTGTTACAATACAATCAAAACGATTAGTTGAAGAAATGAAAGTTTTTATTTGGATGAATGGTAAAGCTGAATCACAATCTGGATACAACGATGATTTAATAATGGCGTTTGGTATGGCGATGTATATTAGAGACACAGCCTTAAAGTTTAAACAACGGGGTTTAGATATAACTAAAGCATCAATATCAAATATAGGAGTAAATAATGTGGCATATCAAGGTGGTTTTAACTCAGTTAATCAAAATAACGAAAACCCCTATAAACTAGATAACGGAATAGGCGGCCAAGAAGATATAGGCTGGCTTTTATAATATTTATAACAATAAACAACGATGGCAGATAAAGGATTATTTCCAAGACTAAAAAGATTATTCTCAACTGATGTGATTATTCGCAATACAGGTGGGGATCAAATAACAACGATTGATACTAACACTATCCAAACATCAGGCGAGTTTGAAACTAACTCACTAGTTGATAGATACGGTAGATTATACGCTGGTAACCCAACATCACTATATGGGGCTCAGTTCAATATGAACTACCAATATTTACGTACTCAACTATATTCTGAATATGATTTAATGGATCAAGATGCTATTATAGCTTCAGCGTTAGATATCATAGCAGATGAATCAACACTTAAAAACGATATGGGTGAAGTATTACAAATACGTTCATCTAACGAAGATATTCAAAAAATACTTTATAACCTATTCTACGATATACTAAACATTGAGTTTAATATGTGGAGTTGGGTTCGTCAAATGTGTAAGTATGGTGATTTCTTCCTCAAACTAGAAATATCAGAAAAGTTTGGTGTATACAACGTTAGACCCTATACTGCGTTTCAGATAGCACGTAAAGAAGGATTTAATATGGAAAACCCAAGTGAAGTAGTATTTGAGTTTAACCCAGATGGTTTTACTGGTGGTGATTCAGGTTACTATAGTGGTCCATCCCAAACACCTTCTCCTAACGTTATTAGATTTGATAACTATGAAATGGCGCATTTTAGACTTATATCGGATGTTAACTATTTACCTTATGGTCGTTCTTACATAGAACCAGCGCGTAAGCTGTATAAACAATATGCGTTGATGGAGGATGCTATGTTAGTACATCGAATCGTAAGAGCGCCAGAAAAACGCACATTTTACGTTAATGTCGGCGCTATACCACCAAACGAAATAGATGCGTTTATGCAAAAAACAGTATCGTCTCTAAAACGTACTCCTTATGTTGATCCTAAAACAGGACAATATAACTTAAAGTACAATATGCAGAATATGTTAGAGGATTTTTATATTCCTGTACGTGGAAATGATACATCAACTCGTATCGAAACTACACCAGGCCTAACATATGATGGTATTCAGGATGTTGAATATTTAAGAGATAAGTTATTCGCAGCATTAAAGGTTCCAAAAGCATTTTTGGGTTATGAAAAAGACTTAGAGGGTAAAGCAACACTAGCAGCTGAGGATATTCGATTTGCTCGTACTATAGATCGTGTACAACGAATCCTAATATCCGAACTTAATAAAATAGCATTAGTTCATTTATATTCACAAGGATATAGAGATGAAGGGTTAACTAACTTTACGTTAGGTATGACTACACCATCTATTATATACGATCAAGAAAAAATCGAACTATTAAAATCCAAAACTGAACTAGCACAACAAATGTTAGATCAAAAACTACTACCAACAGATTGGATTTATGATAACGTATTCCACTTTAGTGAAGATCAATATGATGAGTATAGAGACTTAATCAGGGAAGATACTAAACGTGGGTTTAGATTAAAACAAATAGAAGAAGAAGGTAATGACCCAGTTGAAACTGGTAAATCATATGGTACACCACACGATTTAGCTTCACTTTATGGTAAAGGTAGAATGTATAGTGACCCAGGTAATGTACCTGCTGACTATAATAAAGATGATAGTGGTGATGTTGGTCGACCTAAAGATAAAACACGACGTAATAAACAAGATTCCAACTTCGGTAAAGATCGATTAGGTTCTCAAAATAAAGATAACGAAAGTAACTCTATTAAACCTAACTTTAAAGGGGGACCATTATCTCTAGAAAGTGCTCAAACCACTTTTAGAAAAAACTTACAACTATTCGAAGGAATGGATAAAAAGAAAATAGCAGTTGAAAATAAGTCTAAAGACCCATCATACTTAGATGAATCTCAACTTAAAGGTTAATATTTATAA